CGCTGCGGTCGCCAGGCTACCGCTGACAGGTCGCACCATGACGATGTTCGTCGTGGCAGATACTGTCGGCACGTATCCGGTTGTCGGCAGCGCCACCGATGCGGGGTATAGCCACTTGCCAGTCGTGGCGGTGGGTGCGTATCTCGTCGTTGACAGTGCCGCATTCCTTGGCACTACGTTCGGACCCGTGACCACTGACGGCGCAAACAGCGCGGTGACCAGTGTCGCTGTCGATGGCGTGACGCTGACCGATCCCGACGATGCAGTCGGAGCGTATAGCGTCGTCGCCAGTGCGACCGTGGCAGGCGTGACGTTGACGTTCGCCGTCGCAACTACGGCAGGCGCAAACAGTGCGGTGACCAACGCAGCGGTCGCTGGCGTGACGGTGACGTTCGCCGTCGCCACGACAGTCGGCGCGAACAGTGTCGTAGTGAGCGACCCGGTGCCGGGGGTCACATCTACGTCTGTCGCTGCGGCAGGCTCGACGATGATCGGCTGTTGCGATCTCTGCGCGACGGGCACCGAACCACCGAAGGTGCCGTTTTCATACGTACCCGTGTTAGTGTCGAGGAAGCCCAGTTGATCGCTAGTGTCATCAAGGTGCGGCCTCCAGCATTTGATGTTGCTGAAACGGAACGGTGCGCCCGTAGCCATCTCGCGTGCGATGTCCGCTTGCGTCAACGCTGCGTCCCACAGTTTAGCGTGAGCGATTTGACCTTCGGCTGACTGGCTGCTGCCACCGCCTGTATTATAGATGAGCGCGATGTCACCAATGCCGATCAGGGAGGTGGAGTGGGAGAGGACTTCTACTCCGTCTTGGTATGCCTTGGTCCCGTTCGCGCCATCGCCAACGATCGAGTAGTGATACCACTGACCCTCTACGATGTCGTCGGTCCCGGTGTTGACGGCTGCGCCGTAGCCCCCATTCCATGTTTGTAGGCCGACACTCTTGAGTCTGGTGCCCCAACCACCCCCCCCACCGTCTAGCCTGATATAGGCAATACTGGCACCGCTTCTACCGCGAATGTAAAAGATCTCAGCGTAGGTGGATCCTGCAACAGGGGCTGTGATCCATCGATGCCACAGACTGACTGTAAAATACTCTAAGCTGACGGTGCCAAGTCCCCCGGCGTAGTTGGCGATCTGGCTGTAGTAGTTGGCGCCCGATACACCTCCACCCGTAGTCATCGGCATGGGTTATGTCCCCAGGTAGTCGCGCAGTGCCGTGCGGAACGTGGCGAGCGTCCACGTTGGGCGTGCCACGCCGTCTTTGATGTCGTTGAGTTCGCTGACGATCAACTGACTCATGGCGCGGATGATGTCTGTGATGTCATCCACCTTGAGGATCTCGTTGTCTAACTCGGACTCCAGTATCGCTGCGTCAACCGCATCCTGGGCAGCTTGATCCATCGGGATCGGGCGTTCCGCTACAGCGTCCCAAATCCAATATCGGTGGGCGACTCCGGCCACTGCGGTCATGTCGGGGTGGTGCTTCCACTCAGGCTCGGGGTAGTCCGGCGTGTTCACGCTGCTGAGGTAGCGAAGATCGCTTACGTTGATTACGTCTGCCATGGTTAGCTCGCTGCGTAGGAAAGGTGAACGGCGCAGACCTCGGCATCACCGCTGAGTGTGTCGCCGGATACGTCGCGGTAGATCTTGAGCACGAAGTAGTCGCCTGTAGCCGCTGAGTCCTGCTGTGCCCCGGTCGTCAGCGTCACCGTGGCGCGAACAGGCACCAGCGTCGTTCCGCTAACCGTCGTGGCAGTAGAGAGCACAGCCGTCGCGAACGCCGCGGCAGTGATCGCGGTCGCGTCAGTGCCGACAGAATATGCCAACGCCTGCACACCAAACTGCACATTGCCGCTCGTTGCCGTGGCGAAGAGGTCAATGTCCACCGTCATCGACCCGGCCAAGGCGGGGAGTTGACCGATGCGCCAGATGCCGCCTTCGTCTGCGGTATCGTCGAATCCGTAGTGGTCGATCTCGCCGACTACTTTGTACTCCGGTAGCGTCAGGCTGTCGCCCTTCTGCATCGCGGACATCGGGAGATTGATTTCGGCCATGGTCTACGCGAGGGTGAAGAGGCCAGAGGCCGAGATCGTGATGGTGAGCGAGTTGCCGTCGGTGGCGGTGACATCTGCCGGCGCAGAGTCGAGCAAGCAGTAGCAGAGCACGTTGCCGCTGACTTTGTAGATTGCCGCGCTTCTGGCCACTAAACTGCCGCCGCTCGCGGTCCAGACTGGGTTCGTTGTCTCGTCTACCGTGACCGTAGTCGTGCCGCTCAGTGCCAGCGTGACGGCCTTGGCGTTCTGCGTGTAGCCATACGCCGTAGCCACTTCGTTGGTCAGATCGCTATAAGCTGCCGACGTTGCGCCCAGGTCGCTTGTGCTAAGGAACAGCGCAATGCGGAACGTGTCGGTGTCGAGATCGAACGTGCCGTTGAGCAGCGAAGTGCGCCCGGTGTCCGTGAAATTCCATGATCCAGCAGCCATATGTCAGTCCTGTGCAGTCGTAACGGTGAAAGTAGCCACCTCGGAAAAGCCCGAAGGTGCTGTGCGCTTGAACAGCCGGAGAGTCCAGTCACCAGGCGCGTTTGATGATAGCCATGAAGTGCAGACGCGGCCCGTGGTCATTGCCTCGGCGACCGGAATACCAACCTTGCCAACCTCGAGCACTTCGCCGTCGCCTATGGACAGCGGCAGCTTGGTCACACCCGTAGCGGCGCTGATGCCTGAGACGGTGTCGGTCTGCGTGACTGCGGCGGCTTCTGGGATGTAGAAGCGCAGGGCGTGGTCGCCGTCTCGAGTGATCTCGATAGCCGTGCCGGTGGACGATGCGACAATCTGCGCGTCGAAGTCCTTGCCCAGCGTGACCTTGTCTTTGATGTCGAAGTCTGCCATCTATATCGTCTCGAGCCGAAGCGGACCCTCGCCCCATTGGCCAATTTGCTGGTATCCGATTTGGTAGGTTTCTGATGGTCCCGGAGTATATCCGGCAGCTACAGCTCGGGCGTTGCTCCAGTCGAAGAACGTGTCGCGCAGCGTTGTGGCGCCGGTCCGTCTGGAGTCCATCAAGTAGGAGTCCGCCGCGCTGTCTTGGCCCTTGTGGTAGATGTAGACGCGGTAAGCCTCGAAGGGTTCGTCCAGCGTGTGCGGTGGCTGCGTTCCCAGTGGTAGCAACTGCCGCTCCCAGTGCTCGGCCACATCGAACCTGGTCGAAAGCGTCGTGGCGTTGTATGTCTTCGTCACGTTGCGGATCGGCAATGGCAGCACGTTGCGGAACTTCGGCGAGCTGACCGTTGTGACCGTCGTCGTGGCGAGGTTGCCGCCAGACGGCACCACCTTGTACTCGAGCGAGGTCGGTGTCGGTCCTGTGAACTCGCGCAAGAAGATGCCCGCCGTGCTTTGGTTTAATAGCACCAATATGTTGTTGACACGATCGCCGCTTGGCGTGCCGCGCAATCCGCGTAGCCAACCGCCTAGCGTATATATCCCGCCACCGTTGTCCGTGACGGTAGTGAAGGCCGCAATCTCCGGCTCCGTCTCTGGTGATGCCTGATCAAATATCGAGCACCAGTTCTGGCCGGCCTCGGCCTGTGCCTGCGTGCATGACTCGATCACCCCGCTGCCTACGTTCTCCCAGAAGACTTCACAGGTCTGCGCTCTCAGCGAGACGACTGTCGTGCCGAAGACTTCGCTGGCCGTTTGCGCTGTCAACATGGTGATGATGTAGCCAAGCGCACACGTTCCGCCGACTGTGCCAATTGGCTGGTAGCTGCTGGCGGCTTGGCTTTCCCATACTGTGGCAGTCTGCAAGTTGCCGCTCATGTCAGCCACAGCCAGACGCACGGCGGGCGTAGTAGTCTCACTGTTGGCGATGGCGGGCGCGTCGATGGCGGCGGTCAACACTGTCACGCCCGACGATACATTCTGCGGGATGATTTGCGCCGAACTCTGCACGGGGCTTCCGACTACTGCCAGGTTCGTCATCTCGCGCAATGCCGTGACGTTGATCAGGAAGTTGGCACCGATGTCGCGCTGTATGATGCGGGCGGTGATGACCTCGCCATCGTCGTCCGTCCAGGTGATCATGTCGTTCTCGAGCAAGTGCAGGTAAGCGCAAGGCAACGCCATGCGATACGTGCGCCGGTTGACGTATGCGCGGCGCATCAACGTCGTGGCAAGATTGCGAGCCTCTCTGCGACTCAACACCATTGATGAGAGATTTATCTGCTGATCATTTGTATGGTTAGTGCCGCCAGGGTTGCGTAGCCCAAAGTGCTCGTAGCCAAGACTGAACGAGCTGTCAGGGTCTTGGAACCGGATACCGATGCTAGTCGGCATATCGGACTCGCTCTTATCGTCAGACTGCACCTTGTCGTGAGTCGGCTGGGCACCATACATACGCGCACCGAAGTCACTAAATGTCACGCCGTTCTCGATCTGCACGCTGTCGGCGTTGTCTATTTCAAACAAGAACACTACGCCGTTGCGATCCTGCACCACAATTTGTCCAGCTACCAGCATCGGCTGAAGTTGCTGAATTACTGTCCCCATGCCGCGCACGTATGCGCCTCGGAATGGGCGCTGTGACACACCCGAGGTGCTGATCTGAGTGTTCACCAAGCCGCCACGCTGTAGCATAGCCTCGACAGCCTGCCCCCAGCTCAAAGCGTCGTCCACCTCGATGATGGCTTCGAGGTTGGTCGGCAGTTGGTCGCCAAATGCTGACACGTAGCACTGCACCAGGCCCTGCGTAGCCATGCCGAGATAGTTAGCGGTTTGGCCGTACCCGTAGTCTGATACCAGCACGGGCGGCTGGCCCTGGTCTTCGTGCCCTCCGCCGTAGTTAGCTATCGGATCAAAACCTTCAGGGAAGATTGAGGTCGTGAAGTTAGTACCGGCTATGAACTCGAGGATGATCTTCTTCCCAGGCAATGGCGGCACATAATAGTTAAGTGACACAGGAGAGCCACTCAATGTAGGTGTTTGAGTTTTTATGAGCGCCGTCAAGCCACCATCTACAATTCGATGGACATAGCCAACCCGCGTTGAGTTGTTCGCTCCCCCGGCTGCTATGTAATCGGCATTCCTGACTTGGACTTCATCACCAGCCTGGAATATTTGTGTAGGAGCTACCCCGCCGGGGTTCTTGATAGCGATGTAAGTGACAGGATTATTATTGCCGATGATGTAAACGGTTGCCGTGGTAGTGCTGCCGCCAATCACATCATCGAGACGCCGAACTGCGGCAGGGCTGAACGGTGTGCCGCCCGTGTAAGACAGGCCCGCCACGCTTTGCCCGTCTATTGGCACCACCGTCATTGTGCTGGCAGCGGCGGGCGTTGCGCCAGTGACCGCCGTCACCTCGTAGTAAGTGCCGTTCCAGGTATTAGGGCCGGCAACCCGCACGAAGTCTTTCGGAATTACCAGGTCGCCAACTTTGAACGTGTCGCGGAAGTCTGGGTCTATTTGATCGAACAAGCTGACCACTACGGCATTAACATAGACATCAGCGGTCAGGTTTTCCGACGTTACGCCGATCAGGTTGCGCTCATTCCAAAGCAACAACTGCCCGTTGCCGATCAGTTGCAACATGCCCAACGTCTCCCGGTCGTTAAGATGGATCAGAGCGTTGACGTAGACCCGTTTCAGAGTTACGTCCGTGCCTCCCTTGCCACCACCTGAAGTCTCTTCGCGTGACTTGCTGCTCTGATACATCACATGCGCGGGCACTCGCATTCTCGCCCCAATCACAAACGTTCGCGGTGCGCCCGGGCCTTGCTCGCTGATAGGCAGGCTCGACAGCTCTGGCGCATTTCCTACTTCATCGGGTGACCCAGCCAGGGCCGGGTATAAGTAGACCTGATCAATGTAAGCCGCAGCCAAGCCAATGGCCCAACCAACGTATGGAACGCCGGCGAAGACGCCGGCAGACGCTGCTACGCCTACGCCTGCGCTCGCCATGATATTCCCCTGATGTGCCAACCGTGCGCCGTGTGACGCCTAAACAATGACTCGACCACCTTGCCGCGATTGCTCCAAGCGTGAACGCACAAGGTGCCGTTGACTAACTCCTGCAACGGCACGACCACATGGCGAGCGCCACCGATAAAGGGCACCTGCCAGATGTGCGCTGTGTCTGGGTCTTCTGCTACGTCGCAGAACTCAGCTAGACCGCTTGATAGCTCTGCCTCTGTCGGCTGGCTTCCGTATAGCTGTATCGGGCCAAGCGGCAACCCTGCGGCAACTGCTGCCGCGTGTGGGACTCCAACGCAATCAACGCCCGATGCGGCAGACCTTCCTGCGTGCGTGACGTTGCAGCCCACGAGGCCGACAACCTGGTCTGCATACGCTTGCCACTCAATCACTCGATCACCGGCCTGCGTATGTTGCTCGCGGTTGGCTCGAGGTCACTGCCGCCGAAGTTGGTGACGTTGTCGAACTTGATCTTGCACGTATCGAACAAACCGTCGCACCCTGGCTTTACGGTAGCCTGATCGCCCACCAGCATCGGCTGCAAGGTCGGATTCAGAAGGCGGCACTCTCGAGTGCTGTAGTCGAAGCCGATGATCGCGCTGACCTGGCCGACGTTGTTGCCAGTCTCCCAGACGATGCTGCCGTCGCGGTAGTAGTCATCTACCTGCGCGGCGGCTGGTGGCGCAAAGCTGCTCGTCGTGAACCGCACGGTCATCAATGAATCGGGCACCGTCGCAACGATTGCGGGTGTGGTGATCGTCGTGCTCGAGATGTCTGCCTTGCAATAGACGCCGCCGAGTTCGTACTGGCATTCCTGCGAGAAGTGACCACCGAACCTGCCGCCGGTTGGGCGGCCAAGGCTTTGCGTCACGCTCTCCATCGTACCGACGAAGTTGCTACCATCGAAGACTATGCGCGTGATGACGCGGCGGTGCCTGCTGTAGATGATGGCTGGCCGGCACCAGTCTACGACCATCAGGAACACAGACGCACCGCGCCACTTCTGCTGTTTGAGCTGCGGCAGCGTGATGGTCTGCCCGTCGATAATGCCGCGCACATCCTGGTCGCCAGAACGCAGTGCACCCTCGCGCCGATCTGCTGACAGGCTGCCCAGTACGATCGGCAGGTATGTGTTCTGCTCGACCATCACCTTGCGGTCGTGGTCAGTGAACAGCAACACGCTGTCGTCGAGAGCCACCACGCGCAGACAGTGCGCCAGTTGCTTGCCCCGATTATATCGCAGCAAGTCCTCGGCCATTTGTCCCGGGCGTGATGTCACAGCACACCCTCCAGCCCGTCGATGTTGCCCGGCACGACCTTAGTCAGCGAGTACCCCGAATCGACCCTGATGGCATACCCTGGCTGGCCGAACCCGCCAGCACCGGCGCTGCTGTCTCCGCCTGCCTGGCCGGGATCACCGCCAGTGCCGCCAGTGCCTGCTGGTGCGCCGTTTCCGACGCCTCCGCCTAGCCCTGCCGCGTTCAGGTGTCCATTTTCTCCGCGTCCGCCACCACTCCAGCCACTGCCAGACGGGTAGTAGCCTTGCACGCCTCCCCCCGAAAATTTTTGGCCCGCTCCCCCGCCGCCGCCGGGACCACTTACAGCGCCAACAGCGCCCCCGCCAGAACCGCCGCCGCCGCCGCCTTGCACTCTGCCGTAGTTGTAGAGCACCGTGTTGGTTCGGATATACAGCCCGTCCGAACCGTTGTTGGCCGGGACGATGCTGCCGAATATCGGGCTACTAGTCGTGCCGCCTGTGATCGGTTGGCCGATGCCGCCCTTGCCCCCGCGCCCGCTGATGTAGCCGTTCTCTAGCACCGTCAGGATGATGATACTGCCAGCCGGGAAGGTGCCGGTGTCCATTGCCTCACCGCCTTGCTGCACGGGGAGTCCACTGGCAAACACTCCCAAGCCCCCAACAGCGCCTACCGTTGCGCTTCCTTGCGGGCCAACGAAGACGTTGACCCTCACGGGGTTGTTGCCGGCGTATCCCTCCTGGTCGCATAGCGTGCGAATGGTGACGCCGATGTTTGTGCCGGCGGCTAGCTCAAACGTGAACTCGTCGGTAACTATGATTTCCGGCGGACTTACACTTGCGGTAGCTGTCACCAGTTTCCAGGTGCCAGCCTGCGTTGAGTTGTCTACTAGGTAGCAATGCGTGACGCTGCCTGGCGTACCACCCGCCACGGATGCCAGCGTGGTGTTCGCAGCGTCTTTGATCACCACAAATCCAACGCTGTGGCACCAGATGGAGTAGATGGGGCCACCCTTTTCAATCAGTCGGGCATCCTGCAACTTCATCCCGGCCACGCTGCACTCGATGAACCGGGCGGCGCCAGGCACACCAGAAGGCAGCGGCAGCAGGCCATCGACTGTCGAGTGCAGATGGTAGCCGCCCCACATTTCTTCGAGCGCAGTGCGTGCCACTAATAGACCACCCAGGTCGCCGTGGTTGTGCCTCGAGCGAGCGCCACGGTCTTCGTCTCGCCTGCGTCGATTGGGTTGCCGACGTTGGTGCCAGTCGCATCGACAAGTTGCAGGTCGTGCGTTGCGCCAGTGATCACATCGACGACGAATATCTGACCGCCGCCAGGGATGCGTGAGACGGGCGGCAGGTAGGCGTTGATGTCCGCAGTTGGGTTGAAGCGGTGAAACATGCCGCCGTTGAGTCGTAGCGTCTGCGTAGTGCTCACGCTGCCATGGTCAGTAGCACCACCAGCGAACCATCGCTCTGGCTGTTCGACCTCGCCCAGCACCTCGATGCAGTCGAGCGTTGGGATGCTCCAGACTTGGAAGGCGTCGGCCTGGAGCTGCGCCCACTCGTCAACGGATGCCGTGAACCTGACCGGCACCTCGAAGGCGCAGCCAGCTCGGACGATCTGCCCGGCCAATGGGGCCACGTTCATCACCACTTCGCCATCTGCCGACACTGTGAACGCCGTCGATGCGATGCCGTCAACGCTAACCAGCACTGACCCGGTAGTCGGCAAGCTGATCGTTCGCTGATACGGTGCCGCGCCTGCGCTGTCGTAGACCTTGATCAGTTGGAACGTCGTGAGCGATCCGGTGCCGGTGCCGATCACCACGTCGGAAATGGTCGCGGCGCTGATGCCATCGGTCGCCGTGGTGTAGTCGCTCCAGTCCTTCAGCTTGAAACTGTGAAGACTGCCGCGCCTGCCTAGCGCGAACGCCTTGACCGCTGCCGCCTCTGCTGGTGTTTGCAGTGCCTTGCTGAGACGGAACCTGTGCCGCCCTTGTGCCTGGCGAGCCACGCGGAACTCGTGACCGCTCGACGTTTCTTGCACGATGGTCGAGAAGCCGACGCCGCTGATGCTTCGATACTCGAACCCGTCCGGCAGTGTTACGTTGTGGAATGCCATGTTCTGCTAGCCGCCTGAGTTGAGAGAACCGCCCGGCACTTGGTTCTGGCCTGACTGTGCCTGCGTCGGGCCAAAAGAACCAGCAACCGCGCCGCCAATCTGCCGGAAGATGCTCGAGGATGCCATTTGCGCGAACTGCTGAACCAGTTGCGCCATCGCGTCGCGTGCTGTCATGGTCCCCGTAGCCACTTGCATGAAGGCGTCGCCGATGGTCTGGCCGAACTGCTCGCCGGCCATGATCAACTCCTGCATGTGCTGGTTAGCTTCTGCCATGCTCTGCTGCTGTGCGGCCATCAACTCGGCGCGGCGCTCCTCGTCGATCAGCACACCCTGCCCGCCCATGCTGCCGAAGGCTTGCTGGTCGAACGCGGCCATGTTCCAGTTCGGCGTGCCTGGCATTCCTGCCAGTTGCTGCGGGCTTAGGCCAGCGCCACTACCACCGCCACCGCCGCCAGCCGCCGCCGGATTGAATGCGCCCGCGTGGTGGGAGTTGTAGGGGCCAGCACCCCACGCAAACCCGCCGGCACCTAATGCGCCGCCACTTGGTGCCGCAGGCACGCCCGCTGGCACGCCCGTGGTTGTCGGCTTCGGCTTGTATCCTGCGATCTCTGCCTGGATGCTGCCGTATATTGCTCTGAGAATTGCCTGCGCTGCTTCTTTTGATACTTTGCGCTCTTGGTAAGGTATGACCACCTCCCCGCCGCCAACAGCCTGCGGAAGGGTGGTAGTGGTCGGCTTTGGTATAGCGACGCCCGCTCCTCGCTGCATCGATAGCAATCTGCCAACGTTATACTGCTGACCCAACGAACCAGCCATCTGGCCGTATGTCATGCCGCCCGTCTTTTGCGCTGCTACATACGCTTCGGCCATCGATCGGATGTTGCTTTGCTCCTGCTGCGCTGGCGACTGCTCGCTGATCCCCAGTAGTTGCGATGCTTCGCGGCCCAGCCGCACCTTCTCCATGGCATCGGCCAGGCGATTCATCTCGTCGGCTGATTCTGAGGTTTTACCACCGAACGCTGCCATGGCACTGGCAGCCACAGCTAGCAGTGCCGCAATGGTCATGATCGGGTGCGCCTTCATCACCGCGCCCAACCTGCCGAACATCGTCGTGGCTGTACCGGTTGCGCCTGCGACGCCTCTCATGTCTTCGGCCATGCGGCCCATGTCGAGCAGTGCCTGAGACGCAGCGAACGCAACCATCGAACCGTCTGCGGATCTGAACCCGCTAGAGATTCCTGCCAGGCCATGCGTGACTGACAAGCCGCCGCCAGTCGCAGCGAACGCCGCCGACATGTTCTTGCCTGCGGCCTTGGACTTGGTGCCAAGGTTGCCGACTGACTTCGTGGCGCGGTCTGCCTTCTTGGTTGTCTCGTCTAGTGCCCGGTTGGCATCAACCAGCCCCGTCTTGACTCCTCGAGAGTCTGCCGCGATTTCGATTGTCGTTGCTGCTGTCATCTCTACGCCCCTGCCTTTGCTCGGCGTTGTGAGCTAGAAACGTGGCGTCCATTGTGCGGAGCAATCGGCACAGTCGCAGCTTCTGGTCGCCAAGATACCCGGCGTCGCTGGCATAGCTGGACAGGTCGAACCACGGCAAACCCGACGACGACATCCCGACAGGTCGCCCGATGTTGACCATCTGCCACGCTTGCCATACGTGATCGAGGTCTGCTACCAGGCGCGGTTTGTTTTGCCATGCTGTCGGTTGCGGTTGATTGTTCTTCTCTCGCCACTTTGCCAACCTGCGTAGGAACTTCTCGTCTTTGCTGTGCCGCAGATGCCACCGCAAGACGTTGGTCAGTTTCCCGCCGATTCTGCCTCTGCTTGTACTAGGGCGGCAGACCGTTGGCTTGCCTTAATCAGAACGAAGTCGAGCAGGTTGCGGAACGTGCGGTC